CGACTATGGATTATACCAGTGATATAATCCGGGTCGGTAGTATAGCGTGTTCAGAGTGTAGATATTTTAGAGGATACAAAATAAATAAATCTATTAAATGTTCAAACTCAAAAGTAACAAGGGAGGATTTAAAATGAGCGAACAAAAATTTAAAGTTGTAAGGTGTTTGAAACACATTCCCGAAAAGCTATGGGGGAGGGTTGTGGAAGATGGTTTTTTACAGACAAGGTTCAATAAGTTTATGGGATATGATTTAAAAGAATTTAACCTCAAGCAATCCGACACCTTCCCGCTACCTGAGCAAGGCGATAAGGTGGAACAATCAGATGATGGAATTAAGTGGTTTGGATTTAAGGAAAGAGATGATTGGAGATTTACCTGCTATCAGCAAGGACATAAAGAGCCGTTTAGGTTTGAATTACTGAATGATGAGCCAAGTGTATATCGTGCTAAATACATCAGACCAATAGAAGCGAAGGAATGTAAACCAACATTATCGACAATGCCGTTTGAACCACTCATGCAGAAATATGACACTAAGCTTCGTAATGGCCAATTATACTTTGTCGCAAGCGGGTATGTTATGATGAGAGAGGATGCTCAAAGAATTTGTGATGAACTTAACCGTATGCTGAAGGAATTTAAGGATGAGTAAACTTTGTAAATATATAAAACGGAAGCTGAAGCTGTTTGACTTCTATCTCTTCCCTGGAACCACAAACACTAGAAGCGAGAATGCCGGTCAAGCCCTTAGTGCTGTAATGAGGGAATACTATCTCCCCTTTATGACCGAACAAGTATGCTCTGGTCCGGTGGGGTTGCTGAGTGGAAAGAGCCTGTTTGGCCTAGATGAGATTAGAACTCCAATAATCTATGAAGGATTGAACGACAACAACGGCCTACCGGTTGAAGAGTTTGACCAGGATGATGAAGTATGGCAGCGTCTTAAGGACCGGCGATATTCAAGGCTTAATATGAGCAGGCCGGAGCCACTTAAAACCTTACCATTTCTAACGGATTATCTAATGATTGGCTTTCCGCTAAATATAGGCTATATGTATTCAACTACCTTTCGGCCGCCAAACCCAATCTTTGAGCTTATTAAACACCACACCCATGATGAGCTCTTGGAATTATCACAATATGACGATAGGATTCCCGTTGAGGTTGTTCTACCGAAAATTAAATTGGAAGGATTGGAATGAAAAAGATATCACCCGGCAAAGCATTTGAATATGACTTTATCCATAGCCTACCTACACCTAGGGGTAATATTAGGCCTATGTTTGTTAATCGCTATAAAGACGGTACGGGCAATTGGAACAATATGCCATGCCCTAAGTGTGGGACGATGCCTCCCAAGGTTACAAGGTTCCAGCATTCCAATATAGCTGACTTTGAGATATATGATTCTAAGTACCGTGCTTTGTATATTCTTGAAATGAAATCTCATGCAGGTAAATCAATCCCTTACGATGCTATCCGGAAGAGCCAATATGAAGGCCTACACGCCGCGTTCCCGGTTCCAGGGGTATATCCGGCCATGGTATTCAATATGCGCGATGTAAATGAGACTTATATCATTCATATCCACAGGATCCTACAATGGAAAAATACTTCCGGAATTAAAAGCTTTCCGCTTAAATGGATGCGTGAAGTTGGATTTAGAATACATGGCTTTATGAAAGTATCAAGGTTCACATACGAAGTTATGCCGTTCTTTGATGCTACGGGAAAAAGATTGCTTGCAGGTTTTGAAAATCCGTTGTAATATAGGCTGGCTAAATAAAAGATAATTATGAAAAACAAAAAATGCACATTGCGGCCCGGTAGGTTTAACAGCCTCAGCCACTGTTTTAGGCGGCTATCCCCTTACTCGTCTATCTTTTCCCTACTGGGTCGGAATGTCAATAGGTACCAAAATGGCTGATAAAAGAATGTTCTCAAAACTTATAGTAGATAGTGATGCCTTTTTAGACATGCCACTATCAACTCAGGCACTTTATTTTCATCTATCCATGAGAGCAGATGATGAAGGGTTTATAAACAATCCCAAGAAAATTATGCGAATGATAGGTGCTTCCCAAAATGAACTTGCGATTTTAATTAGTAAAAGATTTGTTCTTGTTTTTGATAGTGGTGTTATTGTTATCAAGCATTGGAGGCTACACAATATAATAAGACAGGATAGATTAAAAGAAACTGTCCACATAGAGGAAAGAAGTGGTTTAAAACTAAATAAAAATGAGTCTTATACTGAAATTGGTAATAATAAAACTGGTAAACCAATTGAACACCCGAAAAAAGAAATGTCGGTATCAGCAAAAAACAGGAATGATGAAATAAAAAACAGTGAATTACCATATAGCTTTAGCGAAAAAATTAAAAAGCATTTTGATAAAGAATACTGCCCTGTTTGCAATATCCAAATGATTTATAAGTCGAACAATAGAAGCTTTATCCCAACAATCCAACATTGCAAGCCACTTTCTAAGGGTGGAAAACATGAAATTAATAACATAGCGGTAATATGTCATAAATGTAACGCTACAATAAATAATAATGAGACTGGATTATTAAACAATAGCTTAGTTATTGAGACATGGAATACAATCAGCGGTCAATCAGCGGTCAATCAGTCTCATAGATTAGAACAGATTAGTATAGATAAGATTAGTAATAATACTTATTCTCTTCCTAGTGGTTATATAGAAGATATAGGCGCTGTTGTAGAAGATTTTGTAGAGAAGTTCAAGGAGTATTTTAAAAGGCCCATCCCAAAGGAAGACAAACCGGCAATAAAACATTCAATTTATAAACATAAAAAAGCGATTGAAGCAGAATACATTACAATCGAAATATTCTTAAAAACAGTATTTAAGAGAATACTTGATTTGGCTAGTGATGCTAAGAAGACTGGAAAACCAATTGACTTCCCTAGTAACTATTTCTTCAAGGGTTGCTTTGGCCCGGATAAATATTTATGGCGGCAAACCCGGCAAGAAGAAAATATGGGTGGATATCATAAGCCGCTGATGAAAGAGTTTGAACAAAAACATAGCCCGGTCGCCGGGATTAAACTGTGAGGATAATATGATAAAAACAATTGAAAAATTTAATGTTCAACATTTTAAAGCTGAATTGGATGCTATCATAGTTGAACAACAAGGACTAGGTTGGACATTTCTATCTCATTCATTCTTTCGTGGTGAAGGTGGGTATGTTCTTGTGGCTTCTTTTCAAAAGCCTTCACTGAATAATATTCTTAATTCCCTACCGAAAGTTACGGTGTGGAGTAAAATAAAAACATGGCTAGGGAGATAATCATGACTTGGTGGCAAATACTATTAATAATTGTGTTCTCATTGATTGGTGGTGTAGCGCTATTGATTGGTGGCGCGTATGTTGCAATGAGACTGTTTCTGAACATATTTATCAATGATGATAATTATAATAAATGGGTTGCATACAGCGGGAAGCTCCGTAAATTAATGCGAATGAAGAAGATTAAGATTGACGACCTATCAGAGGAAGAAGAAGCGAATGGTGGACTTTAATCCCGACAAACCAGTTGAGCTAATAGAAATCAATCAGCCTTTTATTGATGGCCAGACCGGAGCATTCTCGGAAGAAACAACATTGGAAGAACGAAAAGTCATTGTTAATCGTATCAATGGCTTTGATATATCTGATGAGAAAAAGCGGTTTGTCGATATGTTCATTTTCACCGGCTTTGATGAGGCCGCTGCATTCCAGGCTGTCTTCAATCAAGAACAAGAGCTATCAGATAAACAGGTCCAGCGCGAAGCTAAGAAGCTTATGGAGAAGGATAAAAGTGTTGTAAACTACTTAACATTCATCCGGGAACAATCCATTCTAGCCCTTGGCGTTACAGACAAAGCTGAATTTTACATGAAGTCTATTGTGGATGAATTGTACTCAGCTATCGAAGGCGATGTCTATGATTATGTTGATTATGTAGGCGCAAGATTTACAGTTAAGGATCCGGAAGAGTTGACGAAGCGGCAGCGCAAAAGAGTTAAGAAGTTGAAGATTACTGAAATGCCAATGAAGAGCGGCGAGATTAAAACTACAATTGAAGTTGAACTCCACGATAAGCACCGACAATTAGATATGCTTATGAAGCATTTGAAAATGTTCACAGAGCGAGGGTTTGGCGAGACACAGAGCGATAAAGTTACCGGTGTTATTGAAGAGGCTATCCAAGATATTGAAGCTGAATTTACTGAATATGAAGAGGTAGAGCCAGACGATGAAGTTAAATGATGTCAAGTATATCCAAAGTGAAATAGCAAAAGAAAACGGTCAAAAGGGCCTCTTTAAAATGCCGGAGCAAATACCGGCAGCTATTAAGCGATATAAACATACTTCCAAAAAAATCACAGATGTACTAGAAGTTAAGCTCCGTTATCTTGAGGCTGAAAAGCCGGGTGCACTGATTGAGAAGAACAAGCTTAAGTCTCAGATAAAAAAAGAAAAAACCCATCTAAAGAAAAAAAGCGCTAACCTAAAGGCCGCTGCAAAGTTTGACCCGCTTAAATTCTTCTGTCCGAATGGTGCACAGGAAAGAATCAGGGATGCCATTGTCTCCGGTCTTAGAAATTCCCGCATACCAACTATTCTATTCACTTGTGGTAACGGTGTAGGTAAAACCACTACGGCCGTACATACGCTGGGTAATATCATCTTTGGCCCTCAATCAGGATGGTTTGATTTTGATGTCTTCCGGAATTGGGATAAGCCTAAATTGGTTTGGTATATATCAACTGCTGATGCTATTGCTGATACTATCTCACCAATGATACAAGAGACTTGGACCTCAGAATTTATTACTGACCGCGAAACATCTACATTCAAAGACGGTAAAAAATATATATCTAGAATTGTTACAAAAGACGGCTGGACAATATTATTCAAAACCTATAATCAGGATCCGTCTAAATTTGAATCTGCTCAAGTTGGTATTATCGTTATGGATGAACCTGCTCCGCTAGCTATTTGGAAAGCTATTAAGTCTAGGCGTAGGAATGGATGTTTAACCCTATTGCCTATGACTCCGCTCTATTGCCCTCCGTATATTGTCGATGAAGTTACTAAAGGCGTAAATGAAAAGAAGCTTGGTTATTACAAAGTCGAAGCTAGTGTTTATGAGGCTTCAACCGATACTGTCAACCATGGTGGTGTTCGTGGACATCTGGACCCGGCCACAATTGATGAAATGATTGATGGTTACGATGATGAAGAGAAACAAGCGAGAATTTACGGTAAACTCATGTACTTTTCCGGAAGTGTATATCCGGAATTTTCTGAAGAGCTTCATGTTATTGACCCGGAAGACTGGCCTATACTAGCCCGCAAATATACAATCTTTCAGGTTACTGACCCGCATGATAGTAGGCCGTGTGCCTGTCTATTTGCCGCCGTTACTCCTCCGGACAAGTATGGTATGCCTAGGGTAATTATCTACGCTGAAACGCCGGACGACCCAGAAGGCAAAAAGAAATCAAAACAGTTTTGGGAATATAAACAGGCCCCTACACTCAAAAAAGAAACAGAGCGGTGGACGCAAATAGAAGAAGAATTTCACGCAAAGGCAGACTATCGAATACTTGATAAGCGCTTTGGATGGCAAAAAAGAGCCAGGACAACCTTTCATAAATTATTCAGTAAACTTGGTTTTAATTTTATACCCTCATACGATGCACCGGCCGGAGAAGGTGAAATATTATATGGGCATACTGAAGTTAAAAAATATTTACAAAAAGATGAAAACGGTATTCCGTACTTACTTGTCTATCCAAGTTGCCGCCATGTCCGTGCCGGATTCACCCATTATATTCGTAGGAAATTGATAGGGAAAGCTAGTGAGGATGTGGCTGAATCAGATGGTGTCCTAGTTGAAAAGTATAAGGATTTTATGGACCTTGTTCGCTATCTGATTGTTGGCGTAATTACACCCGTTCACATGAGGGGAAAATCAAGAGTACAAATATTACTTGACAAGATTCATAAAAATTCTCATATTAAGGCAGAATACGGCAGCAGGTATGACGACCTTTAATTGGGAATAAAAATGACAGACCTCCTAAAGATGTTTGACGGTGATTCAACCCAGGACCTAGGCGACAATGAACAGACGGCTAGAAATAAGGTTTTTGAAATGTTCACTGAATCGTATAACCGCAGGGTAAACAACCTTAAGCGGATGCGCCTAAACGAAAAACTCTATAATAATCAAGTAGCAAAAAATAATAAAACCAAGGCAGATGTAAAACACCCATTAGCATTATCTGGTGTTGAAACAATGATGCCGATTATTGCAGACCATTATCCAACTATAACCGCAGTTGCAAAACAGCGCAATGATGTTTTGTTCCAAGACTATATTAATACTAGACTTACAACACTTTTAGATGCGGCTGATTTTGATGATGAGGGTATTGATGCTGCAAAGACGGCTTTAATTTATCGCAATGGATATCTCAAGGCCGTTCCGGTATTAACCTATCGAAAAGATGCACCGGATAATATTGAAGACTTGGATGATAACAAAAAAATAGACTACCAGACATTAGCTGGGTTTGAAATAGAATCTATTGACCCATTCACAATATTCCCGGATCCAAGTGGAACCGGCCTAGACATAGGAAAGAATTGTAGATATTATTGCGTTGCTAAACCTGTTTCGCTTTCAGAAATATCAAAAGCTTATAATATAGATATGGACGACTTACATGGTGGCGCTTTTGAATGGTCCGATTATAAAGCCAATACAAGTGATAAAACAAACAATATTGAAGATGTTGATAAATCAGACCTATCAATTCTAATCACTTGTTACTGGATGTCAGAAGGTGATGAGTATGAATATGGCCGGAAGACAGTAATCACAAACAATTTACTTCTTGAAGATGAAGCTATTCAAATACCATTTACGCCTTATTATACGCATAAAAATTATGGTTCAAAGCATAGGTTCTATGGTATCAGTGAAACAGAGCTTGCCGCTTCTTCAGTATTTACGATTAACTCAATTACCTCACATATCACAGACAACCTTGCCGGGTTTGGTAAGGCCAAACGGATAATGAGTCAGACTCTCTATAATAGATTCCAAACAGACTTAGATGCAGATACAGAAGATATACCAGTTGATAGGCCAGAAGATTTCATGTATAGAACGGTTGAGCCCGTCCCCAACTCTTCATTTGGCTTATTGGATGCGACACTTCAAATTTACAATAAGTCTTCCGGGCTAAGTGATGCGATGGAAGGTAATAGGCCCGTTGGTATTACTTCAGCAGAGGGTATCATGGCGCTCCGTGAGGCCTCTCAGGTAAGAGTAAGGCACAAAGTCAAGCATGATATTAAGCCAATGCTCAAAAGGCTTGGTAATTATCTTGTGTATATGATTACCGTATATGATAAAGAAAAAGTTGATGTTCGCCAGGCTGATGCTAGAATAGCCGGGTATAGTTATAAAACAATTGACCCAACTATTAAATATCGCGAATCAGATAGAAAGCCTTTGCTTGACAAGAATACGGATAAGATAGAGGCTAGTGATATTATCAGCCTTGAAGATACGAACATGGATATTACTGTTGAGATTGGTAGCGGCCTAGAAAAGGGTTCATACGCTAGAGAGCTTCAGGCCAGAGAAAAATATGAAAAGGGTGTTATCCCGTTCTATATGTATCTTGATGCGACTCAACTACAAAATAAAAAAGAAGTACTTGATTGGTTTAATGGAAAGAATCAAGGCCTACAAATATTAAGCCAGCTCCATTCAATATCATCAGCCCTTACGGCCGGAGATATTAAGACAACTGAGAAGTGGCTAAAAAGTAAAGAATACCAGGACCTTCTTGGTATTGTGAAAACTATGAAAGATTATGACATTAAATCCCTAATGGGAGCACCCTATTGATGAAAACAAACAGAGTAGCTTTTACGGACATTAGACAGGCAAACTCACTGCATGATTTTGTAGTGATTGAAAACCTTGAGCACGATTCAGGTGAAAAAAAGACAGAAAGCGGTATTATTATACCGGCATCAGCTATGGACACACTTGACAGACAATATTGGTCTCAAGGCCTGGTTATAAGCGTCCCTCCGATGGTTACGGAACAATCAAAAAAAGAGGGCCGAGAATTAAAGGCAAATCATATTGTCTTGTTTTCGACCGGACATGGAGTTACATTTACACTAGATGATGAACCACAGCGAGATTTTCGCATGGTTGATTTTGAAAATATTTATTCCATTCTTAGCCCCGTAGCGCCCGAAATGGCCAACTGCGAAGAAAAGGATTAAAGCAATGACCCAAAATGAAAACAAAACAACTGAAATTATGCTTGATGTCTTCTATGATGCGGATATTCCAGACAAGTCTCCGACAGAAGCAGCAGATTTTGATAGCGTAATTTCCGGCCCACCAGAAGGCGACCCCACTCCCGACCCTAACAAGGGCAACGAGGAAGGCGGCAACGGCGATGATAAAGGCGACCAAAGCGGTGAAGAAGGCAAGGACCCCGAAAAGGAACCAGAGCCAGCTTCTACCGAAGAAACACCCAAAGCGCAAAAAGCTGAGGATGTCAGAGTAGCTAAAGACGGAACACTTGAAATTGCTGAAGACGCGAGGTTGGTTATTGGCGGCAAACCGGTACTCCATAAAGAGCTTGTAAAAGCTTATGTGGATAATGAAAAGTTTGTTGCCGCAAATACTCAAAAGGCCATGGATGTAGCTGAATCTAAAAAAGCTATGGATAAGGACCTATTGGTTATTGGTGCATACAAAGGACTAGTTGATGCTGTTAAAGGCAGTGATGATGTCCTAACCTCACTCAAGGAACACTTCTCAGATAAGCCGGAAGTTATCAAAGCTATTGAAGCTGCTGTAAGTGCTGACCCGATTAAGGCTGCAAAGCCCTATGAAGATGAGCTTAAAGCACTCCGGGCCGAGAACAAAGGTATGAAGGAAGAGAAGTTGTTTTCGACTGAGCGTAGTGATATGATGAAAAAGCATCAGCTCTCAGAAGAAGATATGAAGGGTGTTGAAAAAATTATCCTCAACAAATACAATGCGACTAATATCCCATTGTCCTTGGAGGATGGACTTGAACTCTGGCAGGCAAAGCAAATAATTGCGTCTAACGGTAAACCAAAAACACCGAAGCCGCCGGAACAAGGTGCTAAGACTAAAACTCAAACCACGAAGTCTAATACTATAAGAAGCTCTAATCGTAGTGATAAGAGGTCAACAGTGGAAGATTTTGATGGTGTTGTAGGCTAGCATCCAGAAATATCCGGTGGTGTTAATACGCAAGGATATTTCAAATGACAGGTTCAGTAAATTACACACAGTTAGAAGCCATTATAGCTGCAAAGTATATGCCTACTATTGCAGATAATGTATTCTTAAATTATAGCCCGACCTTGGCTTGGGGCTACACACACGCTCAAGAGCTAGAAGGCAGAAAACTCGTTACCCCGCTTGAATATGCGGATGGAAGTAATACGCAGATGTATAATGCCTATGGCACTCTTGCTGTTGCTCCTACCAAAATTTATACAGCGGCAGAATGGGAACCTAAACTAGCTGATTCCTCATTAGTCATTGATAAAAAAGAAGAATTGCAAAACAAAACTTCTCTCGCAATCAAAAACCTTGTCGATGGCAAGATTAAGAATGTTGAGAAGGGTATGGCTGGCTCTATTGCCCGTGCTATGTTCCGCAGACCTGATGGAACCTCCGGAGCAATGCTTGATTCCAGTTATTTCAATTCACTTGATTTCTTGATTAATGATGTTGCCGCCACTTCTGTTGGTGGTATCGTAGCCGGAACAGCTTACGCTTGGTGGTTATCAAAGGTATTCACCAAAGCCGCTGACTTCTCAGATAATCTCACAATCGCCGATATGACTAACTCTGCAAAAGATACATATTACACCAAGGTATTTGCCCGGATGCTTGCAATGGCTAAATTCCGTAATAGCTCTGGTGATATGCTATTTATCCTTCCACAAGAACAGTGGGATGGATATGAATTTGTTCTTGACCAGAAAAAAGGCGGTTCTGGATTAGGCGAGATGAAGGGTGTTGCTGGTTTTGATGCTCTTAAATATCGTAGAGCTGATGTCATTGCTGAGGATGCAATGGTATTAGAACAGGCCAGTAATGTAGATGGTGAAATCTATTGCTTGAACTCAGAAAATATGTTCTGGGCCTTTACGCCTGGTGCTAAGATGGGTTCAGAACCCTTTATTGGTACACAGAACTCACTCACCAAAGTAAAGAACTTCTTCACGATGGGCGACATGGTTACGAATAACCGTCAAGCTTGTAATCGACTTGAAGGCGTTGCGTCAACTAGAACCTATGTTAATGCCGGTTCCGCGAAATCAATCGAAGCTGCTGATTAAGCAAGCTTCCGGACCAATTGAGGCCGCTGCCTAAGCGGCCTCTCCCGGTTTAACTATAAACCAATAACTACGGAGAGTTAAATGTCAGTAGCAGGCGTTAAATCAAAAAAGTCAGTCAACACTGCCTCCAACGACTTTACCGCAACAGACGCTAGCGTTCATCCCTACATTTCAATGCAGGGGCGCTGGTTATTTACCGGTGTAGGTGCAGTTGGCGAGTCAAGCCACGCGATTGCGGGGGATATCCCCGCCGGTTCTGAACATGTGAACCTTACAGATGGTACTAAGTCTATCTACAATGGTAGTGCTTGGGTAACTGTCGGCGTTTCTTAATAAGAACCACTTAACTATAACAAGCCCGGAGATTTCTCCGGGCTATTATAAGGAATGAAAACAATGGACAGTACATCAATCGTACAATCAAAAGAACTTAGACTCCAACCGATTACCTTTAAAGATAATGAACGGAGAGCATACCCGGCAAATTTTATTATCCCCATAAACTTTATTCTAACCGATGTATTCATTAAAGTGAATAATCCGGTGAAGGGGAAAAAAATATCAGTTGGCATAAAAAAAGACACAAACTATCTTGTAAGAGGCGCTGATGTCTCAAGCAAAGGTATGGTTGTCCCAGGCGTTATTAAGGACGCAGAAGGTAAAATTATTGCCGTAACTCACGGCCCCGGCTTATGTAAGGCCACTTCTAAAGAAATACCAATTATGTCGAAAGCTCGTAAAACAGGGGACCCGGATGTGAAAACCGGAACTCGCCTAGAGTTTTCATCTTATGAAAAAACAATTAACCAAGGGCTTGCTGGCGAAGAGATATTCGTTACAATCCCCGAAGGTTGTAGCGCGCATAACGACCATGGCGGCCTAGAGATACGCGTTTACATACTTGGTTATCAATTCTAAATTTGTTTTCATCCTAGGGGAGGGCTTAACGGCTCTCCCCAAATGGGTAATAAAATGAGACTACGAAATATACAAACCAACATAGAGCACCAGATAGACGGAACTGACGATATTACTATTGACGGTATTCCAGCTATTGTAAACGGTCATGTTACAGATAAATTCTCAATAGTTGAACCTAGACCGGCTATTGATATACACAAGTACAAAGATGTGTTTTATGACCATATCAAAGATAATCTTATGATGGTAACGGAGGAAGAGTTGCTTGCCCTGGACCGTAAAGAATTATTGGCGTATGTTAGCAAGGTTCATGCAGGGAACCATGTAAATATTCACAGGTCGGAAGTAAATATAATTAGACAGCTTCTCGTTATACGGGATAAAATAACTAAACTAAGACATATTGAGGTGCAGTAATGAATGGTTATGAAATGGTTAATATGCTCGGTGTCTTTGTCAATGATATAGAGGACGCTGTTTATACAAGGAAACTTAAATTGACGGCACTTAATACGGCCGCAGTTGCAATGTTTGGCATACTCCCGGAACAATACACAACCATTTTTGAGAAGACCTTAGCCGCTGTTGCTAGTGGCTATGATATAACTGACCTTAAAACTGTTGTTGGTGATAATATCCGGGGTGGTATTAACTGCTTACGCCGGGTTTATTGTGAATCTTCACAAAAGTATGCTGATAAGTCCTCTATGCTTCAACAGCAAAAGAATGTCAATGCTGGCATGGGAGACAGCTATTCAAGTCCACGCTATTATATTGTAAACACTACACTTACACTTGTTCCATCTACTGAGACGGCTACGCTTACCTATATTGTAAACCCTATCACTATAACTGATGTAACGACAGCATTCACATTGATGTATGATGAAATCTTTCATAATTCCCTGGTAAAGCTGGCCTCCGGGATATTGACAAATAATCCTAATATTAATGCTCAGGTAGAATTTGAAATTAAGAATATTGCGGCTGAATTTATGGGTGTTGGAAAATTAAACAAAAACGAACCTTATAAAAGTGGTATTGTTGCTGATCCACAATGGGGAGAGATTTAATGCCCGTTATAGACATTAGATTACATAAGGGAATGTACCCGAATGCTGACCCGGAAGATATTAAGCCGGAGTTTGCAAACGACCTCATCAATTTTATACCTAAAGATACGCGTCTTGTAAAGGCAATTGGTTCTGGCCCTTATATGGGCAATGAACCGTTTGAACCAGCAGGTACAAAGGCCTTTACCAATATGTTTGATTTTATTTCAAGTAAATTAAACATGACAGGTATTGTGGGCCACATAAATATATTCAATGTTATCGCAACAGCTACTGGCCTATTAGGTCTTTACGGGTTATATGATAGCGATACATTTAACCCTCTAGTTAGCATGAGTCAATTCACTTCCGGACAAGGCGTTTATCTCGCCTATGAATCTGGATATCGACATCCAATGATTGTCGCCGGAAATGTTATGCGAATTATTTGCGGCAAGGATGATTATATTGGGACAAATCTATTAACAAACGCATGGATAGGCTGGATTGACAGGAAGCAGTTTAATGAACAGCGAACAATAGCACCAGCTTTTTATATTTACAAAGCACCTTTACCTGTGGCGCCAATTGCCGGTGATTTTACATGGTCGATATCTTCTCAAGTAATTGATAGAGAGGCAACACATGAAAATCCAACTGTGTACTATTATAAATACAGCATGGTTTATGACTATAATCAAGACGGGCTTTTGTCAGAATTAATTGGCACTCAGGAATTATATGATGATGAGGGTGCTGTCATAACACTGTTCCTTGAAGAGCTTGACACTTATCGCAGGTTGACGGCAATCAAACTTTATCGTTCAATTAATAGAGAAGCAGATTATGAGCTAATTTCAATATCAAATACAGTTGCTGATAGTGATGAGACATTGACCGGAACAGATGCTTCTTGTATGGTAAAATTCTTTTTTAACAATGCCGATGTAGGGGCTTATGATTTTATTGGGGGCTCAACAGAGTATTCACTACGAATAACTGTTGATACGGGAGCTGGTAATCAAGATAGTTTTTATGTTACCCAAATGAGAATAAATGAAACGGGAGAAGGAAATAAAATAATTACAATGCAAGACCCTTCTTCTATGATGGCAGGTTGGAGTTCAACTTATGGCGAACATCAATATCCTATCGTAGCATGGGAATTGATAGAAGACCCAACGGGAACAAATGTTCAGATAGCATCAGCTTCAGATGGAAGTGAGCTTCAATTCGACACAAATGTTCTCACTTTCAGTAATGCAAATGCAAATAAAATAAAAGTTGGTGATTTAGTAAAAATAATAGGTGGAACGGTAGTTGGCACTTTATATATGCAAGTTAATAAAATAATAAATTCTGGCAATGATTGTTCTATTGGTTTTACTGAGAATATTATTTCTAGTGGTGCAAATTATTTTTCAGGCAAAACATTCTATATATTTGTTGATGGTAAAACTAATGCTGTTGTTGGATATTCAGCAGGTGGCGCTACGATTGACTTTCTTGACTTACGGCAGGCCTCAACTTCCCCTCACCCTCTTGATGGTGAAGTCTCTATTCAAGTAAATAGTAAGTACGGCCGGTATAACAGTGGCCGGATGTGGCAAGTAAACTCTATCCTGGACCCCGCAGGAGTCGCTGAGGAGCAAGTAACGCTTTTAATGTATTCCGAGTACAACCAACCGGATGTAATGCCTGTGAGCAACGCTATACAGCTTTATGATAAAATGGGTGGAGATACACTTGGTATTGAAATATTATATGATTTTGTTATAGTCATTAAAGAACACACATTATTCATGGTCAATCCAATTATTGAGAATGATCCCTCTACATGGACGGTTAGCGAGTCTCCTCATGGTATTGGATGTGTAAGTGATATCGGCCATGTAGTAGCTAATGGTAGCCTTTACATTATCTATTACGATGGTATTTATGAGTTTACGCCGAATAATCTAGCTGAATCTGACAGCACCCCGCTTGAACGACTTAAAATTACAGACCCGATAGAAGATATATTTTTAGCTTTGACCGATGTTCAAAAAGAAGCATTGAGAATATATCACGATAAAATCAGGAATGAGATTATAATATATTCTATGACCTTTAATTCAAGTGGTTCTGCAATGTGTTTCAATCTATTTGATAGGTCATGGAGACGGATGAGTTATGGCTCTGAGGACCCAACATTATTTTTACATAATGGCGAGTCTCATCTTATATTATTTGATGATGGTAGTGCTGGTTTTCTTGATATAAATGCTGAGAGTGGTAATAGTGTAATTGTTCCTACATACCGGACGCTAGACTTTACTATTGGCGTAGATAAGTATGAAATATTGAGACATTTTGAAATTACATATAAGTCTGCTGAAACATTAGCTTTTAAGATTTATGACGCTGAGACAAATACAGAGCTATTTACATATACGCTGCCGGTAAAATCAAGTGCAGCAGGTACGGAAAAAATAGGTGTTCGTGAACGGGCACGAAAGATGTATATTAAGATAACAGGCGCATCAACAACTAACGCAGTTGAAATTCATCGCTTAGTTCTGGTGCCGGAAAATTCTTCTGAATAAGAAAGGACAGTAAAATGGCAACAATCGAACAACGCGCACAGGACAAGCTTGGCTTGAATCCGAGTTTGCAAAACCAGGTCGTAACTGGCACTGAGTATTACTATCATTTGTTTGGTGGTCGCCGGTGGTATTTTGGGACCGGTAGCCCTTCCGGAGTTATATCTGCCTTCCCTGGCGATGTAGCAATTACGGACGAAGGTATGTTTATCTGTAACGGAGACGGTTCGGGTGGAGCGGGGACAGTATGGTTCTCTAGCTCAAACGCTCCATTAACCGAGACTTGCGAAGCTAACACTGAGCTTGCTGTAACCCATACACTGAAGCATGTAGCTAATGTATGGGCCGTGAATGCAGCCGGTGAATTTATGGATGTTGAAGTTTACGATGTAACAATTGCCGGATTTAAGGTTAAATCCTACGCAGCTGGTACAGTTTACTATCGCTAAATAAATATATAACAATAACTTAGGAGAATAAAATGAAAAAGTTATTTCTATTACTATTGGTGTTTATGCTTGCGTTTTCATTCGTGGAAGCGAAGGCTATGAATGCATCGACTTATAACTTTCAGGAGTCTTTACTCTATAAGCTCACTGGCCCGAAAATTAAATACTTTTCAGCAGATGGTACACTTGCCGGAAATGATGATAGTACACTTGTTACTGAGAAGGCAATCAAGACCTATGTAGATAATGCCGCTAATTTATCTACACTCGTTGCTGATTCGGACGGTGCAGGTTTCTACTCTCTCGACAACCAATCAATAACAAACCTATCAAGTCATGGTGCAGGGTATAAGTATGATGGTGTGAATGATATAAATACACTTGGCAATATTGGAAATGTACGAAGTGTTGAAATGATGGTTTATCTTCCACAAGTAACTTCTATTGTAGAATTAATGGAAGGTGCAAGTGCCGATAAACAAGTTACGGTTACAAGTGGTGCATTAGCTTATCCTGATTTTGATAATGCTTATATAAATGGAATTGATACTGATGTTATTGGTATTGGTTGGAATCATATTATTATAACTTCGTCAACTGATGTTGATATGTCGGCTTGGGTAGTTGGAAAATATGATGCTGGATATGGTGAATTTATTTGTGTAAAAGTTCGTGGATTTAATAACGAATTAACACTTGCCGAAGCAATGGAATTTTACTCCAACGCTAATATTCCTTTTAAGTATGAGGGTGCGAGTAATACAGCATTAACAACTGGCTCACTTGTAGTTGGTAAAGAATATATAATTGATACATTTGTTGCTGGCGATGATTTTGTAAATGTAGGTGGAACGAATGTAACGGGAACGGTATTCACAGCAACGGGAACAACCCCTACAACTTGGACAAATAGTTCATCACTTAGAACACAAGGCAACGTAGCCAACTACACAAGTGATGGAGTAAGTGACGCAGGTTGGTATGACCAAAGCGGTAATGCTAACTTCGCAACTAACAGTGGAGCTACTGTTACTAGTAGACCTGAACATACGGTTGTTGATAACTTGATTGCTGAAGGCAACGTTGGTATTGGAACAACGAGTCCAGATTACAATCTAGAAGTCATCGGCTCATTTAGATCCGACGCATTTAAGACAGACGAGGTAACAGCTCACACCGTCTTTATCGGAGATGACACAGGTGGAACAGGAACATTTTCTGTTGCAGTTGGAGAACACGCAGGTCAATCAAACTCAGGAGACCGTCAAACAGCCACAGGTTATGCTGCAGGTCAAGGAAACACAGGAACTCATCAAACAGCCACAGGTTATGCTGCAGGTCAAGGAAACTCAGGA